GGATGACGCTGCCGAAGCTGATCGATGCGCATCAGACGATGCTGCAGAACATCCCAAAGCGTCCAATCGCTGACCCTTGGTCGCTGTCGACGACGACCGCGGGCGTTCCGGGTGAAGGCAGTGTCGCGGAGACGGAGAAGGACTACGCGGAGAAGGTCCACGCCGGTAAGGCGAAGGACCCGCAGTTGTTCTACTTCCATCGTGAGGCTTCACCGTCGCATGACCTCGAGACCGATGAGGGCTTGCGGGCGGCGATCGTTGAGGCTTCTGGCCCGGCGGTGGCGAAGTGGTCGGATATCGATTCGATCATGTCCCTGTACCACCAGGACGACACGGACCGCGCGTATTTCGAGCGGGTGTGGTTGAACCGGTGGGTGGCCTCTTCCAGGCAGGCGTTCGACCCCGAGCGGTGGAAAAAGCTCGTCTCAGACCTCGTAATCGCGGAGAAGGAGCCGGTCTCGCTCGGCTTCGACGGCGCACGCTGGCGGGACGCATGCGGGTTCATCGCGACGCACATCGAGACGGGCCTGCAATGGCCGGTAGCGGTGTGGGAGCGGCCGTCTGGCGAGGACGACTGGGAAGTCACCGACGAAGACGTTGACGGCGCCATGGAAGAGGCCATGGACACCTACAGGGTGGTCCTCTCCTACAACGACCCTCCCCGGTTCGAGGCGAATGTCGCGAGATGGTCGGGGAAGTACGGGTCGAAGCGGGTCATGGAGTGGTATACGAACCGGCCTCGGCAGATCGGGCAAGCCATGCGCGCCTACCGGACGGCAATGACCTCAGGAGAAGTCAGCCACAACGGCGATGAGACATTCGCGCGGCATATCGCCAACGCCCGCAAGGGCAACTTGAAGATCCTCGACGATGACGACACCCCGTTGTGGACGATCTATAAGGAACGCCCGGACTCGGAGAAGTACATCGACCTTGCCATGGCTGGCTGTTTGAGCTGGCAGGCCCGACTTGACGCCCTCGCACGCGGCGGTTGGCAGCGACGCAGCTCGAAAATGATCGTGAGACGGGGGTGAGTCGTGCCTGAACGGACCCCGGTCGAGATGGTCGAGTACTTGTCCGGTCAGCTCGCCGCCGAGCACTCTGAGATGCGGAAGCTGAACCGGTACTACGAGGGTGAACAGCCGCTGTGCTACATGGCTCCGGCGTTGCAGCAGGAACTCGGGGATCGGATCACGCAGCTGGTCATCAACTGGCCGCGCATGGGTGTCGACGCCTACGAGAACCGACTCGACGTGGAAGGGTTTCGGCTCCCAAATAAGGCGAAAGCTGACGACCGGTTGTGGGGCATCTGGCAGGCCAACGATCTCGACGAGGTGTCGCAGCAAGCCCACCTGGAGTCGCTGATCCTCAAACGCTCCTATGCGATTGTCGGCCCCAACCCGGATGAACCCGATCTGCCGATCATCACCGTTGAGCACCCGAGTCAGGTGATCACGCACCATGACCCGCGCACTCGCAAGGTCATTGCGGGGTTGAAGCGCTGGACTGACGACGACGATCGGCTCTACTCGACGTTGTACACGCCGATGGTGGACCGGTTCTACGTCTACGACAAGGGCAAGTGGAATCTCGAGGATGAGACTGAGCACCAGCGAGGGTTCTGCTCGGTGGTTCCCCTGGTAAACCGTCCCCGGATGATGCAGCCCCGCGGCACCTCAGAACTTGCCGACGTCATCCCGATCGCGGACGCCGCGAACAAGATGGCGACGGACATGATGATCTCCGGCGAATACCACGCGATGCCGCGCAGGGTGTGGTTCGGCCTCGACGAGGATGACTTCGTCGACGAGAACGGCAAACCCTTGTCGACATGGGAGAAGGTCGCCGGCCGGGAGTGGGCGACGAACCAACGCAAGGGCGAAGAGGCCGATGTGGTCCAGTTCCCTGAGGCGGCGCTGTCGAACTTCCACGACACGATCAAGCTGCTCGCGCAGGTCGCGTCGCAGATGCTGGCGCTGCCGCCGCACTACCTGCAGTTCGCTGGCACGAACCCGGCTTCGGCGGACGCGATCCGATCTTCGGAAGCGCAGTTGGTGAAGCGCGTGGAGCGGAAGCAGCGTGTCTTGGGGGGCGCGTGGGAGCAGGTCATGCGGATCGCGGCGACGATCGCGAAGCTCGACGTCGAAGGCGCGGACTTGCGTCGCATGGAGACGGTGTGGCGGGACGCTTCAACACCGACGGTCGCGCAGGTCGCTGACGCCGCTGTCAAGAAGTTGCAGGTGGGTATCTCGACCCTCCGGCAGGCTCGTCTCGACGTGGGCTACACCGACACGCAGATCGATCTGATGGAAGACGAGGAGCGGGAAGCGCTGGAGCGTGACCCGCTGACCGTTCTCGCTCGCCAGCAGGAGGCCGTGAGTGCTGCAGGCCGCGCTGAGCTACAAGAAGCAGACTGACAAGGCCTCGAGCGCGGCTGAGCGAGAGGCCCGGATGTTGTGGGGCCAAGTCGATCAGTCCCGGATACTCGACTCTTGGAAGTCGCTGGTCCCCCTGTTGTTCCGGTCGATCGTGACCGCCCAGGCGCAAGCGTCTGGCCTCGCAACCCCCTATGTTGATGAGGCGATTCGAGTCCAGGGTGGCGACAACCCGAATGACGGCCAGATCTTGCCGCTCGCACTCGCAGGATGGGCGTCGGACGGCAGACCGCTGGACACGCTGTTGTTGTCGCCGGCGTTCACGGCGATCGAGGCGTTGAACCGGGGAGCAAGTGTCGCGAAGGCCATGTCGTTCGGTCAGGCGCACACACGCATGATCGCGGCGACGCAAGTCGCTGACGCCTACCGGGTCGCGTCCACGATCGTATCGACTACCAGAAGGGTCACTCGGTACGCGCGGGCTATCACGCCGCCGTCCTGTTCGAGGTGCGTCATCCTGGCGGGTTCCGACCGGTCGTGGAAGACCGACTTCAAACGCCACCCGAAGTGCAACTGCATCTCAGTCCCCATCGTGGGCGACCCGCGCGAGGACTTGATTACGGACCCGAAGGCTTACTTCGACTCGCTGCCGAAGGCCGAACAGGACCGGATCTTCACCACCGCTGGGGCGCAGGCCATCCGTGACGGCGCGGACATGGCTCGCGTCGTGAACGCACGTCGTAAAGCCGCCGGGCTTTCCGGTGCCGCCGAGGGGCAACGGCGAAGGCTGCGCCGCCGGGACGTGTTCGGCGCGGACCTGTTCACCACTGCCGAGCTGAGAGTGACTGGATCGCGCGGGCAGCAATTGACCCGGCTCATGCCCGAGTCGATCTATGAGATAGCCAAGGACCACGCGGATGCGTTGCGCCTGTTGAAGGTCCACGGCTACATCTACTAGACCTCCAGCCCGCAAGGGGCTGGACCTGGCCGAGCGATTCGGCCCCGACATGGAGGACGCGATGTCCGAACCCGACCCGAACCAGCCGGACGCTCCCGAAGAACAGCTCGGCGAATCCGGCCTGAAAGCCCTGACGGCGGAGCGCGACGCCCGCAAGGAAGCCGAACGGCAGATCAAGGACCTCAAGGACCAGCTGAAGGCCGTGAAGCCTGCGGCTGAACGGCTCAAAGAGATCGAAGACCAGCAGAAGACCGAGCTCGAGAAAGCGAACGAACTGCTGGCCGAGCTCGAGCGGAAGGCCGCGAAGGCCGAGACCGAGGCCCTGCGGTACCGGATCGCCACGAAACACGGCATCTCCGATGAAGACGCCGAGATTTTCCTGACCGGCTCTGACGAGGAGTCGATCTCGAAGCAGGCCGAACGACTGGTCGCCCTCCAGGGCGAGCGGGTCGCGGCCCAGCAGCAGAAACCAGATCCGTCCCAGGGCGTCCGTCCTGGCTCGGTCAAGAACCCGAAAGAAGCCGGTAAGGCGCGGGCGCGAGCCCGGTTCGGTGATCCCGGTAAATGACGACCCCGTGCCGGGCGGGGATACCACTAGGAGGTAACAGTGGACATTTCCGTCCGCAGCGAAACCTGGGGTGTTGAGGACCGGTCCTGGCTGGGATCGGCTCATGGCACCGAGGCCACTCGCACCATCACGCTCGACGTTTCCGCGTTCACCGAAGCCACGCACTACCCGGACGGCTACATCGCCTCCGGGACCGTGGTCGGACGCATCACCGCGACGGGCCTGTACGGCCCCTACAGCGCTGGCGCCGCCGACGGCCGCCAGAACGCCGCCGGGTTCCTGTTCAACTCGATCTCGATCAAGGGCACCGCTGACGTCGGCGCCCCCCTGCTCGAGCACGGCATGGTCATCGAGGACCGCCTGCCGGCCAACTCCGGTTATGACGCTGCCGCCGGCACCGACATGGCCGGCCGGATCGTGGTCCGGTAAAGGGGGGAATGACACATGCCTATCGTCACTGATCTCGTTGACCCGGCTGAACTGACCGCGTTCGTGCGCGAAGTCCCGCTGCCTGCCAACCAGATCCTCAACCAGTTCCTTCCCGACCGCGAGTTCTCGGACATTACGGCCCGGATCGACTCGGTGACCCGCAAGAATCGGACGGCGAAGTTCCGCACCTACGACGCGGAGACCCCGATCGGTCAGCGAGACGGGTACACCCGCAAGGAAGTCGAACTGCCGCCGCTCGGTCAGAAGACCGTCGTCGGCGAGTACGAGCGTCTCAAGATGGAGGCGCTGCGCAACAACGGCGACGCCAACCCGGCCTTGGTCGATGCGATCTTCGACGACGCCGAGATCAACACCCGCGCCGTCCGCGCCCGCATGGAGCTCGCCCGCGGCGACGTCCTCGTGGACGGCAAGTTCACGCTCACCGACGAGAACGGGCTCACGCTCGAGGCGGACTGGGGTGTCCCTGCGGGGAACCTCGTCGCACCGGGCACGCCCTGGTCGACGATCGCCACGGCCACGCCGCTGGCCGACATCATGTCGTGGGTCGACACGTACGTTGCGCTCAACGGTGAACGTCCTGCGTTCGCCCTGACCTCGCGTGCGGTCATCGGGAACCTGCTGCGCAACGCGGAGATCCGGGCGCTGGTCGGCTCCATGGCGGGCACGCCGTCCATCGTGACGCCGGCGAACCTCACCACGGTCCTCCAGGCCTATGGCCTGCCGACCCTGGTGGAGTACGACACGCAGGTCAACGTCGACGACGTCGACACTCGCGTGGTCCCCGCGGACCGGTTCATCATGCTGCCGCAGGACCCGTCCACGCTGGGCTACACGGCGTGGGGCATCACCGCCGAAGCGCTCGAGCTCGCTGGGTCGGGAAACCCGTCCCTGGAGTTCTCCGACGCCCCCGGCCTCGTGGGTGTGGTCCTCAAGGAGGGCGACCCGGTCCGCACCTGGACCAAGGTCACCGGTGTCGGCATGCCGGTCCTGACCGACCCGAACCGGCTCATGGTCGCCGACGTCCAGTAGGAGGACACCATGCCGAAACTCGCATTGACGGTCCACGCACACGACCCGGAGACGGGCCGCACCGTGGTCCTCAACCGCGGCACCGAGGTGGAGGGGCGTCTGCTGACGCTCATCACCAACCCTGGCGTGTGGGAAGACCCGGACGCGGCCGCTGAGGCGGCCGCAGCGTTCGAGTCGTCCCAGACTGAAGACGACGAGGCCACGGATGCTGTGGTCGAGCCGCCCCGGGCCGGGAAGGGGTCCAGCCGGGACGCGT